GGAATGCACCGGGTTATTCAGAGTAGCATGTGAAACGGAACGGATTGGGATACGATAAAACCAATCGTGAACAGAACAAAGTTCAGGAAAACAGATCACTTTCTTTTCGGTGTGTGGAAGCACCGGGTCCAGGGATAAAAACGGAGTAAGAAGAGAGGAGTAATGGGGACAGGAAATTAGGGACAGAGAACCAGTTTGTTTTGAAGCATCGTACTGGCAAAAACTCGAAAAACCGAAGAAGCAAAGGATGTAGGCGACGAGAGCGTACATGTTGTGGGGCGATGAAAACCCCCTACTTGCATTCTGTAGGCCTATCCCGCATGCCGGTGCCCATCATTGTGCCGAGGACCTGCTTGCATGCCTCCGGGATGTTCTTGACGCGATCCGGGTGACAGAGTTTCATCAAGTCCCGATTGGCCTTACCACGCTTCTCGAAGACCGTCCGGACACAAGTCTCCATATATTGCTCTACAGGATCCTCGTTCTTGAACCAAAAGTGCCATCTAGTCCACGCGGGACGTGCCCATTGCCGAGATCGACTCTTGAACCGTTGGTCGTCCATTATGCCTGCATTCGAGGCTAGCCAATCGTACCACTTCTCTTTGCCATCATCTGCCCATGCTCGTACAAAAGGCAACGCCTCAGACAGAGACTTGTGCCAGATGTAAAAGAACGCAATCGCGTTGACCATGCCGCGCTTGTTGAGCCAGAAGAATTCTGCGAGCGGCATATAGTAATCAGAGCAAAACAGACCAACGACAATGGAGAGAGTGTGCCAGCGAAGATCATGACCAAGGAGCCAGTCTGCAAATATGCCCATGACAACTGCGAAGTAGAGCTGCCAGAAGTAAATCCTGCGACGGAAGCAGGCTGCACCAAGAAACGACATCAGGAGGGACATCGTGTAGTACTCATGAAGAATGAGGGCACGAAGACATGTGAAACTGATGTAGATGATGGCGAGAATGAATTCGTCGGCGACCTTCGTTGCATCATGGGTGAGGTTGATCAGCTCCTGGATATCGGTGAAGACCAACCACATCAGATAAACAAGAGAAAAGAGAAGGCCCGAAGATATGAGCGCCTTATGAATTCTGAACGACGTACCAGAGACAGTACCATATGCTGCATGTTCGACTCTTGCACTAACAACGCGTTTGTAGCCGCTCGTCTTCACACTGCGGAAATGGAAAGGGAGGACGAGCGTGCGGAAGATGATTTGAGTAAACAAGAAGAACCATGCGGCCGCCTCGAGACTGAATCCGACATACAATGAAAACGCCGTGGGCAAGCAGAGCAGGACGTTGACGACCGGGCCAAACAGGCGCAAGTAAACCAGTATGTAGAACTGCGCCTTGGCGATGATCTCCTCGGCACGTTTCACAGCCTTGGCAACCATCCACTTGCGGTTCTCATAGATGTACGCTGCGATAACGCAGACGATTGAGAAGATCGTGAGCTGGCGGAGGCTACCAAATACACCTCCACCAAGTTGCTTGTGCCATGAAGACTTGCCGCGGACGACGACGACGTGATGACCTTCGATCTTGAGGGACAGATCAGAACCGGTGCGGCGTACCCCAAACTTCGCGGCAGTACGAAGGATCTCGTCAGCGCTCATATGGAAAGCATGAGTGTGACGGGAGCTCCTGTCAGCAGCGCGGATGTCCGGGTGTATATGATAACGAAGCCTGAGCTGTGCAACATGGTTCATGACATCTTCGATTGGAACGTCGGCAATAAATGCGATGGCTGCCGGGGCGCAGCGATCTCGCAAGTCCTCGAACACAACGTCATACTGCCCAGATTGCCTAATAACTGGCATGAACTCGACAGGGACCTTGGATGGGCGGAGGTTGGCGTAATACGTGGCCGGACGGGACAGGTCGTTGACGGCTGACACGATGTCGTGGGCATGAACATATTCAATACCGTGCTTAGCCACTAGTGCGTTGGTGAGCTCCTCATGTTCCGACTCGTTGCAAACCAGCATGTGGTCTCGGAATGCAATGCACTCGTTGACAGAATTCTCGCGCTTGCTCATACGCATGGTATATTTTGCGAGAGCACGCGCGGGGTCCATGAACGAGCGAC